CGGGAGAAGATGAAAGAGCTTCATAAGGAAATGCATGAATTAAGAAAGAAACATAGAGAAGAAATGAAGAAAAGAATAGAAGAGATAAAAAAAGAATTTGCCAATAAACGAGATAAGGTTATTGATGGTAATAAACCCGGAGAATAATTTAAGATAAATTTATAAAATAAAAGCCCCGCCGTCGCGGGGCTTTTTTGTTTAACGAGATTAAGAAAAAAAGATTAGTATAAATCAGAATAATCTATAGTGGCTGATGCTTCACTAACTTTAATACCGAATTTTTTGGCTGCAGCTTTAATTTTTTTAAGGGCTGCTTTTTTAGCCTCCGCACTAATATCGGTTTGATTTAATCTAGCTAAAGCATTTCTTACGTGAGCTGCGTCATTAATAGGAAGATGACGTAAAGACCGAGGTGTAGTTTTCCCTTCTGAATCTTTTTTTCCTCCCGGCTCTATGTAAGCAAAATCAGAATCTGGCAGATCATTTTTCTTTTTAGAACTCATGACCGCGCTTTTCATTTGTTTCAATTTTTTCTTGTCGTATTTTTCATCCTTTTTTATATCATGGATTTCTACGCTTTTCTTTTCTGAGGGTTTACCCTTTTTTAATTTTTTGATTTTGCTATCATCATCTTTCAGAGCGTCTTTTTCGTGCTCTTTTTTTTCTTTTTTATTGTCTCGCTTAAGCTCTTTAGTTTTAGCTTCGTCGCTATATTTTTTTAAAGGAATGCACTTTTTTTTATCCTTACTTACCTCATACCCCGGTTTGCATTTTGGAGGGTACCCTGCTTTTTCATCAGCTAATAAACCTTCCTCTCTATATTTAAGGATTTGTTCTGTGAAATCAATCTCTTTCATCTCACTAGTTAATACACTTATTTTCGGTTCATTTCCATTAATCTTGGAAATATTTTTGGGGGAGTATTAGTTTTCAATGTTTCTTTGGGAAAATTCTCCTTATCTTTATAATAGTCCATTTCTATCTGAAAAAAGGCCGGAACCGCTATTCTAACTTTCTCAAGTCTTCCTTTATCGTCTACGCTGGTGCATCCTGTGAGTAGGAGAGTTAATAATAACATTTTTTTCATTGTTAAGTTTTCCTTTTAGAAGCGGGTTTGCTTACCACTTCTACCTGCATAGGAGGAGGTTCTATGGGGACTTCTTGCACTCCCACAAAATTTGGATCGCATCCTTTAGGTAGATAGGGGGCTCCACCGTTTTTGGGTAAAGTTTTTTCAATAGTGAGTTGTTTTAATTGTTCGTTAGGAACCAGCATTTTAGTTTTTCTGTCAAGCATGTAAAAAACCGTGTTACGAATTCCTACGCGAACTATACGAGCTTGACGTCCAGAAATGTAGATGATGTCATCATTGTTAAAATCATTCCCCATAAAAACCAATAATCCTTGAGCAAAATTCATAATCATGTCTTTTGCCATTATAGTCATGACAGCTATGAGTAATAGCCATCCATACTCACCAATTAAGCTTTCTAAAAAACCCTCTACATTTTCTTTACTTATCCGACCCGGAGCTAAATTAGTTAGATTAGTAGCTAAGTTCACCACATCGGGAGCTATTTCTGAAATCTCGTTCATGACTTTCTTTTATAAATTACACTTTTTTGAGTGTAAAATGATAGTGATGCCAAAAGTAAAGAGTACGGGGGATTTTGAATCCCTCGAAGTTACGGACGGAAGGGTTAAGATTCACCAACGAGACCCAATTAAACCTAAGGACAACTTTTATATAGAAGAGTTACCTTGGACAGAAAAGCAAAAACGATTTATAGAAATTTCACAAGATAAAAGCACTCGGCTTATTTTATGCAAAGGCCCAGCGGGAAGTTCAAAAACATTAACATCAGTTTACTCCGCTTTAAATTTATTAAACACTTCTAAAGTTTCAGATGTTATTTATATGCGATCTGCCGTAGAGAGTTCCGATTCTAGGCTCGGCTTTCTTCCCGGTGACGCAGACGAGAAACTTCATTATTATAATTTGCCATTTATGGATAAATTAGACGAATTACTTAGTGAGGAGACAGTTAAGAAATTACAAAAAGAGAAAAGAGTTTCCATTCACCCTGTCAACTTTGCAAGAGGAATGAGTTGGAACGGGAAAGCTATATTAATGGACGAAGCGCAAAATAGCTCTTTTCGTGAAATAGTGACAGTGTTAACGCGGATAGGTAAATATTCTAGATGTATTATAATGGCTGACCCAATGCAAACCGATTTAAAAAACGGAAACAGAGGAGGATTCATAAAACTTTATGATGTTTTTAATAATCAAGAAAGTCGAGACATGGGTATACATACTTTTGAGTTTAGTCAAGAAGATATCGTTCGGTCAGAATTGACCAAATTTATTGTCTCTAAACTGGCGGAATGTGATACTATTTAATCTGTTTATTAATTAAACCAGCTAAAACTGAAGAGAATTTCCTAACTTCTCTTTCTGTCTTGTCCCAAAAAAAGGCATGAGTAACTTCTTCAATTAGAGTGCTCATTTTCCGTCTTTTTTTAAGTTTTGGGTCTACTAGAATTTTAGGGTTGTCTGCCTCCGGAGAGTAACATAAACCGTCAGCGTTGTAAGTGTGGTGAGGTTTTTTCCATATCAATTCGTATTCTATTCCGTCTGAAGTTTTGAATTTGACATTTTCCATATCCACATAAGTATACACTTTTTTTGAAAAACCTATATTTTTTAATATTATATTAAGTGTAATTGCTAACATGAAACTCTATTGCCCTAGTTGCGGATCAGGAACAGAATATTCACTTCATAAACCTAAATTTTGTGGATCTTGCGGGGAGTCTTTTTCTAGCATTGGCAAGATAACTGCTAAAAAAGTGTTTAAAACTCAAAATTCTCCTTCTATCAAACAGGTTATTGATAGAGAAGAAGATGCAGAAGAAGAATTTATTGCTCCAGCTATAAATCACTTAGATTTCGAAGTGCAGGGATCAGATACTATGAATTCATACAAAATACAAGATATCGTGGGTTCTCACCCTAACGCCTTAGAGGACGGCTACAAAAGGGAAAAAGACACCAGTTATTCTAAAGAAACTATCACTCAAGATTTCTTGAGGGACGCTGGATCATCTCGTCGTTCTAATGCCGAAACGTAAACCTCAATTTGAAGATTATATTGAACAAATAGATATAGAAATAAAAAAAAGAAAATCTAAATGGAACTTAACGGCTCTTTCTTGGATGGACTTTGATGACGTTTCTCAAATTCTAAGAATTCATATTTTTAAAAAATGGCATCTTTACGATACAAAGAAGCCCCTCAACCCGTGGATTAATAGGATAATATCCAACCAAATAAAAAATCTAATCCGTAACAACTACGGAAATTACTGCCGCCCTTGCCTGAAATGCGCAGCAGCTGAATCAGGAGATTTATGTTACATTTATGGAAGACAATCAGAGTCTTGCCCCCTTTTTGCTAACTGGGTTCGTACAAAAAAACAAGCTTATGATGCTAAACTTCCTGTGTCTATAAATGATCATTCTAACGAACTTAATACGGCAGAATATAATGATATTGATATAATATCCTTAATGAATAAATTGAACTTAAAAATGAAAGAAACTTTAAAACCTGCTGAATGGAAAATATACAAAGCGTTATACATTGATAATATGTCAGAGGAAGACGCTGCTAGTTTAATGGGATACAAAACTAACGAAAAGAATAGAGTTCCGGGGTACAAGCAAATAAAAAATGTCAAGAAAGCCATTATACAAAAAGTTAAAAAAGTTATATCTAATGGGGAGATAGAAATACCATGAGCGATAAGAATATAAAATTAAGCGAAGACCAACAATTAGCAATCCTAGAAGAATGGAACAAGCGGAAAGATGGAGCCCCTCATTTAAAAGAACTAATAGAATTGGTATTTGGAGACATCCCAGAAGAAAAAAGGGACGGAAGAAGTGTTTATGGAAGAGCGGTTAAAAAATTTCTAGCTGAGAAGAGCCTAGAGGCTAAAGTCTCACACAAATATTACCCTAAAGAGAAGGTACAACTAACAGACGACCAAAAAGAATTTATTTCAAACAACTGCTCCGCGATGAAGCCTATGGATATTACTCGGCTTCTTTTCGATGACAATAAGATATCAGCTTTAGACTTAAGATACAAAGTTGTAGTGGATTTTATAAATTCGATGCCGAACCAAATAAAATACTCTGATACTAGTGAAGAAATCTCAGTAGAGGGAGGTTATGCTCCTCCAAAGTCAGAGTCGCGAGCCTTAGTAAGAGTTAATAAATATGTACACAATGGAATAGATAAAGAAAAAATTACAGCTAAAATAAAAAAGAATTTATCTACTCTTATAGCCTATATGCATACATTCAGATTCCTTCATCAGATTGGTACTTACGGTATAGAAACAGATAGAGAGCTTTTCGAGAGTAGTTTTGTGAGGTACACATGGGATAAGTCTGATCTTTCTCAGGAAGAGGTAGACCAGTATATAGTGCTTTCCGCCGAAGTAGTCATAGCTTCAAACATTCAACGCAGGGTAGAAAGGCTTCAGACCCTGCTTGACCAGAACGCTGAAGATACAGAAGGGAGAAGGATGGCGATGAGTTTAGTAGAAGCTATCAATACAGCTCAAACAGAGTATAATCAATGTGTTAATCGGCAGACTAAACTTCTTAACGAACTTAAAGAAAAAAGAAGCCAAAGGATGAGCAAAGTGCTTCAAGAATCTGCTTCCATTTTAAACCTAGTAGAACTTTGGAAAGATGAGGAGTCAAGGAATAAAATGATAAAGATAGCTGAAATACGAAAGAAAAATATATCATCTGAGATAGAAAGGTTAAGTTCTATGGAGGACATTAAATCTCGTATTATGGGTATAAGCGAAGAAGAGGTTTTGAATGGTTAAATGTCAAGAATGCGGAAAAGAATTCGATAAAGATAGAGGATTGCACCTTCATATCAAGGCTCATAAATTATCTATTGGTGACTATTACCATAAATATTACCCACGTCGAGATAAACATACAAAAGAATTAATAAAGTTCAAAAATAAAGAACAGTATTTTTCTTCCGATTTTAATAATAAAAGAAATTTAAAAACTTGGTTAAAAAGTATTTCCACTTTTGAGGCTCAGAAATATTGTAAAGATTTATTATCAAAAAGAAAAGATGAAAAAGGCTTGGTTTACTCTCCTAGCGAAGTCGAGTTAAGGACCTTGCCAATGCCTCCTATACCTTTCTACCAAGAACTGTTTGGCGATTATTACAAACTGTGTGAAGATATAGGATACAAAAACAAATTTAAAAAAGCTCCTGTTAAAAAAAATTATAAAGAAACTTTCAGTAAAGATCATCTTATTTACATAGATTCGCGAGAGCAAAACCCTTTGGATATAAATGATTTTCCTACCGAAGTGAAAGGGTTAAAATTTGGAGACTACTGCTTGAATGATAAAGAAAAAACCCGTAATACCTACATTGAAAGAAAGTCTGTACCCGACCTTATAGGAACCCTAAGCTCAGGTCTTGAAAGATTTAAAAACGAGATAAATAGAGCCGCGGAAGAGAAAGCTTATATGGTGGTTTTAGTTGAGAGGAAGCTTTCCGATTGCTTAGCCTTCAACAGGCTCAAACATGTTTATAAAAAAAATACTAGAGTTACTCCCGATTTTATCTTTCATAATGTTAGAGATTTAATTCAAGAGTTCCCCCACATACAATTTCTTTTTGTAAACGGGAGAGATGAGTGCGTAAGGATAGTGAAAAAACTTTTACTTTCAGACGCTTTAAAAGATAAATACGACTTACAGTTGGCTTACGATTTGAAGCTATTATAAAATGTGGTATTGCCCAAAAAAATATAATAAACCTATTCCTAATTTAAATAAAGAATTTCTTGATTTAAAAGGAGAGCTCCCTGATAGGCAAGCTAAAATTACTTTAGCGAAATTTATGCGTTCTAATTTAGGTTTTACCACGGAGCTTATGTCAGGGATTAAATTGGCTCTATACCAAGAGATAACACTTAAAGCTTTTTTTAACCGAAACTTTAGTATGTGCGTGTGGGGACGTGGTTGCGGTAAAAGTTTTATAGCAGCTGTTTACTGTTTTCTTCAATGTATTTTTGAGCCTCGAACAAAAATCTTAATCGCCGGACCGACTTTTCGTACAGCCCGATTTATTTTTAACAATTTAGAGAAAATAGTTGAGTCTAAAGAGGCTCAAATGTTGGCTCATGCTTTCGGCGCTAAGTCTAAACGAAATGATCAATTTGAATGGAAGATAAACGATGGGACTATTACAGCCATTCCTTTAAGTGGAGAAAAAATTCGGGGTTTCCGTGCAAACATTTTAGTGCTTGATGAGTTTTTGCTCTTGCCTGAGGATACCATCAAGACAGTTCTTATGCCTTTCTTGGTAGCTCCCCAAGATATGGCCGAGAGGATAAAAATAAGGGAAATGGAAGATGAACTCATTCAAAAAGGTCAGATGCAAGAAAAAGACCGAATCGTTTTCGAGAATAATTCTAAAATGATAGCGCTTTCTTCAGCTAGCTTTAGTTTTGAAAACCTTTTTAAAACCTACAAGGAATGGATGAATAATATATATTCCGAAGACCTTCAACAATCTAACTATTTCATTTCTCAAATGGCTTTTGACTCTATTCCTTCGGACATGATAGACAGTACAGTTATAGAAGAGGCTAGGTCTGGGGGTTCTTCCAATTCCTCTTTTCAGCGAGAATATTGTGCTCAATTTACAGATGGAAGTGATAGTTACTTTAGTGCTAAGAAAATGCATGACTGCACTATACCAGATGGGGAGAAGCAGCATACCCTAGTTAAAGGGGAGCCAGATAAAGAATATATATTAGCTATTGACCCTAGTTTTAGTAACAGTCCAAGTTCCGATTATTTTGCAATGTCGGTTTTAGAGCTTGATGAAGAAAAAAGTAATGAATCTACCTTAGTGCATGCTTATGCAGTCGCGGGAGGGGATTTAAAAGATCATATCAAATATCTTCATTATCTAATTACTAGCTTTAATATCGTTCTCTTAATTATAGATAACGCGGGATATCAGTTTATTGATGGAGCTAATGAATCGGAACTGTTTCGGGATTCACGTATTAATTTAAAGTTTTTTGATTTTAATAGCGATAAAACTGGCAACGATTATCAACAAGTGCTACTCAAAGCAAAAAGCCAATATAACGTAAAAGAAAACATGATTTGCTTCAAGCAGTTATTTTCCAGCACTTTCCTCCGTGAAGCTAATGAGTACTTGCAAGCCTCTATTGATCATAAAAGGATATGGTTTGCCTCACGTACCGCTGCGTGCGGAAGCTTTTTCGATAAAGTATCAGCTCAAGCGGTTCCTATGAAACTAATGCCTTACGAAAACAAAGGTGATTTGATA